CTTTGTGGCCTGGAGCGTTTCAATCTCAGCTCTCAGGTTCTCAATTTCTGTCCGGAGTCCGGCAGCTATCCCCTGAAGACGTTCAATTTCTTTTACCGCCTTCATATGCTCTTCATACGGTACCGTCTTACCTCTTCCATAGGCGATAACATTGCCATCATCGCCCAGGATATCAAAACCGCTATCCTGGTAGCCCTTTTTCTGCGTTTCGTCGATGGTATATTCCCTGTTTCCTTTTACCGCTCTCATTGCTTACCTCCTTACGCTCCGGCCGCTTCCACGTTCATGGCGCAACCTTCTATTTTCTTTTCAAGCAAGAACAGATCGCCATAGTTACGGTTCTGATACAGGTAACCATCTGCCGTCCGGCTGTCAGTTCCTGGAGTAAACAGCTTAATGTAGCTATATTTGTCACGACATACCACGCAGGATGTATGGAGCAGGATCCAGTTAATCTGCTTCGCATCGGTCGCGGCCACGCAACCAGTAGTAAAATCGTACTTTGTCTTCATCCGCGCTGCCGGTACCATCTTGATGGTCACATCGTCCAGACTGTGAACCTTGCGGTTGATTGTAGACGGAGATGTTACTGTCATCACTCTCTGGAGACCTTCGGCTTCCTTTACAATCTTATTCATGGTCGGGGTCACATACAGGATTCTACCTTCTTCCGGAACACCAGCTTCATCCATGTAAGCCATTTCTGTGTCAAACGCCTCAAGGAAGTTAGCTGCTGTAATAACATCCGTGTTAATTCTACCTGAATAGGTAGTCATCTCAGCATGGAGTTTGGAGTAGCGGTAGGAATCCTTTTCTGGAATTGCCTGTGTCGTCTCAAACTCATTCTGAATATTTGCCACAGACAGGGTAAGGTTTGTCTCGTCAATATCCATCGGATCCACCCAGAACTCAATATCTCTATCATGCTCCAGCTTCTTCGGAATCCAACTGTTGCTCAGCGTTCCGGTGTTAAATCCCGGAGTCCTGGTATGGTCCTTGTAACCAGATACCGTCATGGTGGGAAGTTTAATCGTCTGGGCGTTAATAAACTTCACCTGCTGGTTGCTCTGTGCCAGCGCATCAGAGCACAGCTCCTTTGCGTACTTCTGCTGAAGCAACTGGGTGAACTGTGTTGCGTAATCATATACTGCCATGTATTAAATCCTCTCTTTCTTTAAAGTCCGAACGCCTTTTTCAGGGCGTCATCTGTTGTCTGCTGCTGTCCTGTCCCACCAGATGCTCCGACCTGGACAAATCCAGTGGCCTGCCCCGGCTGAGGCTTCAGCGCTGGCACATCCTCCAGCACCTTGTTCAGGGCAGTCTTCAACGTCTCTTCGTTAATTTTCCCATCCTGCCCCATCACCTGGCTTAAATCCGCCATCTTAAGAACATAAGGGATCGTTTTTGAGTCCAGCCCTAAGCTGATGGCCGTCATAGTAGCGGCATTATCAATCATCGCTTTCTGCGCCGCGGCCTGTGCCTGTGCCAGCTGTGTCTGCAGGGCGCCGACATCTGGCTGCTGGGCGGCTTTCTGCTGCTTAAACGCCACAATTGCCTGCTCCATCTCCTCCTGGCTGAGCCCCTGCTGTTTAAAATAAGCTTTCAGGGCTGTATCCTCTTTCGCAGCCAGCGTCCCCTCCAACATCTGCTGGATTTTGCTATAATCAACTGCCGGAGACTG